TTTCATTTCTCTTTGGTGTTAAAATGTTCTACAATCAACTCAATCGCCATTCCTAAATCTTTAGGCTCTGCCATCTCTAAAGTATCATCACCTCTGCGCCACTTGTTGTGATTCTCAAGTAGTGTTACTGCTTCTTGTAGTGTCATTTTTGTTTGATTTTAATTACATAATTTATGCAGCGTGGTATATGTGAATAGTCGTACTTGTGGTAGGTGATGTATGAGTTGATTATTTCAACATCGTTTTCATTTACCCAATCTATAAACTCACTATGCTTCTTCATTCCATCAGTTCCAGTATAGAAAGATACCTCTCTAATCTCTGATTTGGTGAAGAATCGTTTTAGCCACTTCATTTCTCTTTGGTGTTAAAGGTTGGGTACTGCAAACCAAAAATGGACGGGGTAAATACCAAATTCATTCTCTCGTACTTCCCATTGCTTTGTTGGTATATCGTAAATACCAATTCCCGTCACCCAAGTATCATTAAATTGATTCCACATTTTCACAATACACTCAAAAGTGTTAGTGGGTAATTCATTTTTTACATCCTTGTACATAGTTTTTACTTCAATTGTTTTCATTTCTATTTTGTTTTAAAGGTTTCTTCATAAACTTTATTAAGCAACATCGTCCAAATAGGTAACTCCTCTTTAGTAGTTACTATTGGTGTGTACTCACATCTCTCAAGTTTCTCTGCTACTTGGTTTAATAATTCTCTATCTTTCATTTCTCTTTTGTTTTAAAGGTTTCTACTACTGGTGCATAACTTTGTACTACTTCCCCTTTCAGCCAAACTGAACCATTAAACTCTTGATGCATTACTTTGGGTTTCCAAAACTGCCACCAGCGAGGTGAAGATTCAACTACAAAGGTTGTTTCTAATCTGCTCCATCCGTTTAAAGATTCTGTTACTTTGAATTGTGTTTTCATTTCTCTTATTTTTTAAAGGTTTCTAATTTGCGCCCATTATTATTGGTGTGCGCCTATTTTTATATGCTTAAAGTATCATTAATGTTACAAATAAGCAGATTGTAATCTGTTTATTGATACATTACACTCGTAAGGTTTTACATCTGGGATAGGTGCAGTTGTTATTGAGCGTACAACTCTCACCTTCTCTTTTGATATGCTTACACCTTTTGTTGGTGTCAACTATCTTGTGCAGTTTACTTGACATAGTGTTCTATTAAAGACACAAAACCCTATTGTTCTGTATCATTATTGGTTTCTATTTTCTCAAGCGTATCCTTCAGTATCACATTCCAAGCCCACTTGTCCTTGTCAGCGTTCCAAAGTTTCTCGTACATCTCAAGTAATATCTCTCTATTTGTCATTTTACCCTTGTTTTGTTACAAACAATTAACATTTTTACCCTTATTTTGTGACAATTTAAGGTTCATCGTTGTGAGGATTATAAATCCTTTTCTATGTTCTGGCGTTCTACATACCTGCGCCACATATTAGCAGCCCAAGCCCTTCTCTGGATCTTATTAGGATACACCTTCTTTAACCTCGCATTAGCAATGCGTAGGAATTGATTCATCTTATTCATAGTAATTAATTTTGGAGGGGAGAGGGGAATCGAACCCCTCTATTAACCTACTCCGCAGTAAAGCTATTTGCCTTTTCCCCTTTGACGTTTAAAACAAGTCGTCGTCTTGAGTGTTAGCTGCTGCACCCGGAGCTGGTTTCTTTTGCTCCAATTCAGCATACATACCACCGTCTCTCTTGCTTAAGAGATTGATGTTCACCCAACCGCGATCGTTTAGGTTGCCTGACAATAGGTCGATGTCTTTCTGGCTAAAGCCAACATTGATGATCTGACCATACTTACCCTCTTTAACGCGGGTGCTTCCTACGAAGACTTTGTCCTTTCTGTCTTGTGACATAACTAATTAAATTAAAGGATTAAAAAAATACTTATTCAAGAATCAATTTTGAGAGGTGATTCACCCTCTGTTCTAAACGCGCAACTCTCGAGTTCATATTGTCTACCGCTTGCGATAGATCGCCATTCTCCTCCGAGGTGTGCTTAAGGATGCCTTTGAGTTTGTTATAGTTAAAACTATACATACCATCGGCCATTCGGTTTTCGTGGGAATGGATGTACTCATACGCCATACGCTGACTAACACCCAAAACTTTACCGACTTCCGTACTTGCGTACTCTTGTTCCGATAACACCCGTGCGATCAGCGCACGAGCGGTAACTACCTTTCTGTTCTTGCTATTCTCTACGATCTTATCTACTGGGACATCCATAAGATTACAGGCAGTCTCAATAATAAATCTCTCAAGGGGACTATAGTTCTCCCACAATAGCATAGTACGGTCTAAACTCTCCATTTAAAAATAATTTTTCATATAAGTTAATTGACTTGTGCAGTTCCATCGCTCCGAAGTTTAGGAAATTCTCCGATGCTTTGTAGATGCCTACTTCATAAGGGAACTCTTTCTCTATAACGAGGAAGTAAAACTCATCGCAATTGAAGATCTCAGAGTATAGGTACGCTTGTTGAGCGTACATCCACTTGGCGTTTCTGGACCATTCCTCCAGCGGTTTAGCAGTTGTCTTTAGATCAACAAGGTATCTACGTCCGCCCTCTTCAACAATTGAATCGGCCTTACCTTTTAGTTTAACAACCTCCCCAGATTCTAACGACCATTCCATTACACCGGGAATCTCGGGTTGGAAGTCAAATCCCATAAGGTCAGTTACCTCACTTACCTTTTGTAGTTTATCGTACATCCCTTGGACGCAATCGTAGTCTTTGGTAGGTAATACTAACTTACCAGTGTTCTCCGCTTTAAACGCCTTGTAGTCGTTTCCTCTACGCGTTCCGTTCCACTTCACAGAGATATCTTTTCCTTCGAGGAACATAGAGTGTAGGGCTTGGCCTACGTCGAAGTACGACGCACTTGGCCAAGACCATTTACCTTGTCTCCATAAGTGAAACTTTGTAGGAGACTTAGTCATCAACTTCAGCGAACTATTGGACAGGTAGGACCTATCTGCGTAGTACGCCTCGTCGTCATTAAAGCGAGTAACATCATCCATTATGCAAGGATTTCTTTATTTTGTTCAGCGGTCGTGTTGTATCCAGCTAACGCCTTCTCTACTGCTTCCTTCTTACCAGAGGCAACTGCGGCTTTCATCTTTTCAATGATCTCCGGAGTAAGCTCTTTAAGAGCTACTTTAGTTTGCTTCTTAGTTGGTGCAGTAGTCGTACTTCCTGTAGAGTTCTGCTTTGCGATGGCGATCGCAACCTCGTTAGAACTTGCAATCGAAGTATCAATACCAATACCGAGAGCAGCCAATGCACGGCCCCAAGCACTTGTCTCACAATTCTCCACATAGCTTGTCTTGTTAATGTAACTACTGGACTTATCCTCTTGAGCGAAACCAGTTGCTTTAACCATTCCGTTCTCATCTGTAATGAGAGCTTTTATCACACAACTCCCTTCATCAAGGTGGTGGATCTCCGAAGATAGTGACCATCCCTTGTAGTCTCCGCTCTCGCGAAAGTACTTGATTCTTTCATTGACTTCAACATACTCTTTACCTTTGATGTTTGTAGTCTTAAACTTGTAGCGACTCATATATAATTGTTTGAATTAATACTCTTTGTGGGGGTTTGGTCGGGGGCCGGAGCGTGCCCCCTTTACAAACCAAAACCTTAAGATGCTCCGTTGTGCTTAAACAATGATTAACATTACTGCTAATATACTAATAAATTACTAAAAAGCAATACCAGCTATCTTTTTATTTAACATATTTAAACTCATCTGCTTCTCATAGTTGTCTGCCTTGAGTTGATCTATCTCCTTCTGTAGTTCTTTTACAACTTCTTCCTGTAGTTTAAATTCCATCAAGACCTTTCTATTGCGACGACTCATCTTCATTAATCGATCACGCATTTGATTGTTCTCATCCTTTAATCCGTTGTACTCAGAGAAGTCTATATCAAACATAAACATCTCAGCAAACTGATGGCTCATAATCTCGTAAGCCTTGTAATATACTTTTGAGAAACGAAGATTTACTTCGTGATTCTTATTGGCCCATACCACCATTGCGTGATGCTTCCCCAGAATTTTAGCTATACTCGTTATGCTGAGTGAGGAGTACTTATTTGCAGCAACCATAAATGCGTTGCGGTACATTACATTTCTTTGGACTCTGTTGTCATCAACGGCCCATTGTTTTTTAACGTCCTTCCAGTAGTGTTCCAACATTACCTTTTGACCCATTGCGCTTAATACCTGTTCTTTTTCCATAATTTACTTTGTTATAAACCCCTATATACTTAGTATACCTACTCTGTGTATACTATATACTCTCTCTTATAGAGAGAAGTATATACTCTATATACTAAGAATATAATATATACTAAGTATATATCCAAAGTATATATGGTATTTTAATCGGGTATTCTTTTTTTTTATATTCCTAAGTGATCACTATACTCGTCCTCTAAACGGTTATCGGTCCACAACTGATACCAATACTCATCATCTTCGTAAGAGTCTCTTAAATCGTCTCTAAGACATCTCTCTGTCGATGTATAGATTGAGTTTCCGTTCTGCTTCTTTCCAGTTCTCAAAGTATTGATTCCGTTCTGAAAGAACTTTGTAATACTTGAGGCGTGCTTTGTCAACACCTCTCTGTAGTTTAAGTAAGTCATTTGTTCGTGTTCTATGGATTGCCTCAAAATCATACAAGGCCATTAATATTTTTTTCTTCTCATCAGAGTCTTCTAACATACCAATGATCTCGGTCATCTCACCTACAATGTAGATCAGTAGAGTCATATCATTAGCGTATATCAATTCATCTGCGCTATTCATCTTCCTTTAAAGAATTATAATTCTTTATCATAAACAACCAGTCATCTCTGGATATCTCTTCCTCACAAAATTCTTGGGCTAAGTCTCTTGCTTTAGGACTAAACATATTGTAGGCTCCTAATTCTCTAACGAGTTCGTATGCTCTAAACTTCTCTTTCATAACTCCTATTTATTTATATATTACTTTCTATATCATAACCATACACAGCGACCTGTCCGCTATGAAATAGATACTCCATATGCTTGTAGACCTTTGTCGCTCTCGGTCTTTTGCAATGCTTAATGGCGTGTATATTTCTCGCACCATCAACGCTTTCTTTTGTGTAAAAAATATATCTCCACATAATTCCTATTTATTAAACAATACTTTATTCTTCCAATCGTTAACATCACCGGATATATTCTCATACTTGTAGTAAGCTAATACATCTACCATCACCTCGTCCGGCACATAATTCCAAGCATATATAAGAGCGAGATCAGCGAGCGTTGGTCTACCATTACCTTCGGTACGATTCCATTTCATCACGACTACATTAAACTCTCTTAGTGTATTGATTTTCATAATTGATTATCTTTAAATGTTTTGTACTTGATCCGAGCTACCTTCAGAAACAAACGCTTATCAACTACATTGTAGAACTGGACCATTGAATGGGACAAGTAGTTTCTTTCTAATACATCCACTATTAGTTCCGCTAACTGCTGGCCTGTAGGATCTATCTCTATTACAACCTTCTCCAGTTTTTTATACGCTTCGTTACTCTGCATCTCCGATATTATTTAAAGTTCCACAATCACATATATGTAACTGGTTCACACCAATTACGATAGGTATCTGCTTATCACATCCACCACAAAAGAATACTTCTCTATGGTACTCTTCTTTTTTAGACGTTACTATTTTATCCGAAACCATCTTAGTAACAGTTCCATCTTTCCAGTGTATTTGATATCCTTTACGATCCATATTACTACTCGTTTACAAATTCATACTCGTTACCAAATGCACTAACCGATACCAATTGCTCCGGGATAATCTGCATATACCGCTTACGATTGTTGTCCCAGATCAACCAGTTGCTTTCCTTGATGGAAGACTTGCCTCCCTTAGTAAACTTAGCAACACCCATACGACCATTGAAACTGGTGATCTCACCATTCTTTTTGATGTAGGTGCCTCCGAAGATTCTACCACTTGATTGTAGTTCTGACTTGAACTCTGCTGCGTAACCTTTAGTTACTGATACTTTAGTTTTCATAGTATATAGTTTTAGTATTTAATATAAGAGTCCTTAGCCGGGTACACCACATTGTAGTTTTCATCAAACATACCACACTCAAATCTGCGTGTTTGTAGCGTTTCTGCTATGTATATCAACTCTTCATCATTGGCCCACTCTCTAAGAATGACCTCTAACATTTGTCCGGCAGTCCAATGTTCCGCTTCCTGTGTAATTGCATTCACAGCTCTTTCCGAGTGCGAGTCGTTATGCAAGTCTATAGCTGTTGCTTTCATAATTGTAATTGTTTTGATTCCCTCCAAAAGTAATATAAAACTTCTAACTTGCAAACATTTCTGTTAAAAAGTCTAAAAAAAAAATAATTTCCCCAGATTCTTCGGGCATTCGCGTTATGAAATTTTTCAAAAAGTCCCCCAGATTTTTCGGCTTTCGCGATTTATTCGTATGTGTGCGCGTCCGTCACGCGTGTGGCGACAAAATCCCCGGATTTCGAAATTTTCGAGAAAATCGGCCCTAATTCAAGGACGATCTACTAAGGCCGCAGGCCAGTACTGGCAAGGGATCCGGACTTTTTCACTCGACAAAACACCGCGAAAAATAAAAATATTTTCGGTCCCTATGTCGGGGATATTCTTTTATACTATAATATTACACCAACAAACAACCGGCAACGAAGCCGGGCCTTAATTAATTTATAGTATTATGAAAAATTCAAACAAAATCACAAAGATCTGGACAAGCGAAACAACCGAACGCCAAGAGTACGAAATCGGCCGCGCCCACATTCAAAGCAATGACCCAGAGCTAACGAACTACTTTTGGAGATACACTACCAACGATTACGAGGTAGGCGGCCAGCTTCAAATCTGGAAAGAGCCTAACGGCGTTAAATGTGTAAATGATTTTGACGGCGCCTTTGATCTTCCTAAAGGCATTAAGACGCACCTAATCAATAAAGGCATAGAAGTAGATTTCTAAAATATAATATAAACCCGGGCCGGATCCGTCCGGCCCTCAATACCTTAAACAATGAAAACAAACAAACTACAAACCAGCACAACAAAACAAAAGAAAAAAAGCGAAGGCGGAACGCTGGAAGCCCTCGCAGTAATTGGCGCCCTTTATTTGCTCGCGTCCTTTATTTTACGTTAACCCTTAAAAAGAAAAAAAAATGTTTAAAGACTTAACCGAAATCGACACAGGCGCCGGGCTAATGATCAACGGCGAAGGCGAATTCAACGCCGCAGAATTAGACTATCTAAACGGCACCGGAATACCGGAAGGCTGGACCGCTAATATATACGGCCTTATAATAGACGTAAACGGCAAAGAGTACACAATACCAGCCGCGGCACTTGATCCGGACCTATTAAAGGCGCTAACCAGCAACGCAGAAACAGAACTCAATAATTACTACTAAAATTTAAAACCTTAAACAATGATCAACTTTGAAGAATTAGCCAACGCAGTAAACCCGAACCCGGGCCAAACATTAAAAGCAGCACCAACGCCGCCCGCGTATACGATCCCGGCCAAACTACTGAGCAAGGGAACAACCAACGCTAAAACAAGCAAAAACGCCCTTGAAACCTTTATACTTTATATGAGTCCAGCGGCCCAAAATAGTAAAGGCGCCGACCTTTGCCCGTTTCGTAGTAAAGGATGTACGGCCGCTTGTTTATACACTGCCGGACGTGGTAAATTTAACAACGTCCAACGCGCCCGAATGAATAAGAGCGAATACTTTATAAGGGACAAAAAAACGTTTTTAGCTCAATTAGCCTTAGAATTAATTGCGATTAATAAGAAGCAACTCAAGAAGGGAACAAAGGCCGCAATCCGTTTAAACGGGACTACAGACGTAGACTTTTTGTATTTGCTTAAAAATCGCGCCGGACTTGACGCACTGCAATTGGAAGGCCTTGTATTTTATGACTACACCAAAGACCCGTACCGCGTTAAAAGGTACGCCGGGACCAACTACACGCTAACATTTAGCCGGGCCGAGGATAACGAACCGCAGGCGCTTGATATCCTAAAAAATAGCGGCATAGTTTCGGCCGTCTTCGCTGAGAAATTGCCCCAGTTATACAAAGGCTTCGAAGTTATCGACGGCGACGCGTCCGATGATCTTATGATTAAAGCAGCGGCCGCCGTTGGCGTACTCAAACGCACCCGGAAGGGTAAAGGCATTATCTTAGGACTAAAGGCCAAAGGAGACGCTAAAAAGGACGTTAGCGGCTTCGTAATTACCTCACATCTAAACACCGGCGCCAATGCATAGTATTTTTGAAATGATCGAAGCGCGGCCCCTCAAAGTAAGAGAAGGAAAGCGCGGCGCCCACTGGATTAAGACCAACGGCCAGCGCATAAACTTAGCCAGCCGGAACCATCATAGCAGCCTAACCAACGGCCGGACCTTTATATTCTCAGAGGATCGGCGACACGTTAAGCAACTCAAAAACTATATATAAGCACCTGTAAAGGATCAACACCAAAAAAAGGGCACCCAATACGGGCGCCCTTTTTTTATACCCTTAAACGGGACCAACTGAAGAAGGAACGACGGAAGGAAAAGAGGAAAAGAGGCCCGAGAGTTACGCGCCCCGGCACCACCCCTTACA